GTCTCAATATCATCAGGAACATCAGAACCACCATTATAATCCCAGTCATAACCTGCTACATAGGTAACAGTATTAAATCCGGGCTGATCAATCAAAACCTCAGTATACCATTGACTAGTTTCTGTTATAAAATCTAATGCAACATTATCTCTATCTACAACATCCTCAACCGATATTACAGGATAATTAAAAATCCTTAGACTGCCTTTTCTATCAGTTATCTCTGTTAATGTTCTTTGATATAATACTTGCAATGTGTATTGCTCAACTTGATTGACCGCAGATTTTATTAATGCAGTTATTAATCCATCCTCGTATTCGTAATCCTCGTCTAACCTCAGCCACAACTTCGCTTGGGCAAGGCTCACTACGTTTAATTGATCCATATTCTTTTTTACTTTTAAAAGGCTTATCCTTCGCTATTTTATCTTCCATTATTTCATCGCTAATTTACTAATTTTTATTAGCCATTTTTCAAACTTTGCCAACTCCTTGACAGGATCTAATTCTCTTGCCCTCTCAATAGGCTTTTTATCCTTAAATAATTGCTCACTATTTTTTATTGCCTCAACCCATGCGTCAATATCATTCCTTTTAACGAATATTGCGCTATCTGAAAGACTTTCTCTAAATCCCGGTATATCAGATGCAATCACAGGAATATTGCAACACAAGGCTTCTATTTGAGCCATGCCGTAGCTATCATAATCACTAGGAGATATAAGTAGTTTAGTCATCGCTAAATATTTCCTTATGTCATCCGTAATGCCAACGTATTTAATATTCTTTGCTTTTGCATCTACTATCTGATGATAGTAACCTCCCTGAACTGCCATAAATTTTACATTGGGCATTCGCTTTGCAATCTCTATTAATATCTGACCTCCTTTGTTTTCGTTATGGTTTATCAGCGTAATGTATTCAGCTTTGCTTGTATCTACATTCTCAAAGTCTCTGTAATTAACAGGAGGATATAATACGTATGTTTCCTGTAAATAGTTCAACTCCTTTTTTGTTTGCTCTGAGTTGTATACAGTAAATACATTTTTTCTAATATTGACTTGAGGATAACCCGCATTGTTATGAGCAAAGTTTATAACCTTTTTAGCATTTAGCCTCTGTTTGTTCATTGCATAGTAAGTCCCAGATAGCTGACAGAAAACTAAATCTGCCCAATCCCATAAGTTATTATGGCAAACCTTATAATCTTTTTTTTGTGAGTAAACCTCTATGCCCTCATATTCATAATTCTCAGGATAACGAGTTACGGCTTTTACCTCATGACCTTTGCTCATTAAATACTTGCAGATACGATGTAAACATATTTCTGATCCTGCTCTCTGGTGCGGTAAGTAAATGCCCGGACTTAGTAAAATTTTCATGTTATCTCTATATATAAATATGGTCTAGGCACTTTTGGCGTTTCATGGTTATAGTTATGAATATCGCTCTCATGGTAGTGTATTGATTGCACTTTTGTTGCAGGATTAGACAACCTATAACCTGCTTTGTTTAATTCATAAGCTATCCTGTTATCACAACCGGGAATGCCCATGTAAAAGTCTGCAAATCTAACGTTTCTTATCTTGCCTCTAAATATCCATGTATCTTGACTATAACGCTCATTATGTAATTTTAATCTGCCTCTGTTATAATCCCATCTGCTCAACGCTACACATTGCCTATCATAAAAGTCTAACAGTTCTAAAGATTCATTAAAGTAAATATCTGTATTGCAGATAATTGATATTTGATTAGCATGAGTAACAGTATTACTAACTAAATCAAAGAAATCCCTATATGTTGGTCTATTGCCTTTAATTATTATAAGTTTATCCGAGACAGGCAGTTTAACATCATCATCAACAATTAAATAAATGTTATCTATTAGATTGTTAGAAATATTTTGTTTTAGGCAATATAATAACTCCTTTTGCCTCTTTGGATTCTTATCCTCGTAAAAGGATGTATAAAGGTTTACCATATATATTTAATCAAACCAATTACTGCTAATAGTATAAAGCTAAAGCCTAATAAAACAAAGCCTCCACAAATCATGTGAAATAAAAACCTAACTATTCTCATCTTAAAATATTGCTATGCCTGTACCTGTATGATGTCCTATATGTGTTAAATCGTATTTTTCTTGCTTTAATCCATTCCAGAAATTACTCATCTCTTTGTTTAAATGAATGTCATCAAACATGACTAAACCTTTATAATTTATCTTTATTAGATGATCAACAAACTCCTGCTCAAATGTGCCATCATGATAAGTATCTAACATGGTAAAAGGACTTGACAAAATCAAATCATTGTTATCTAAAATATTGCCTATTTCAAAAGATATATTATCCTTTTTTATCTTAGATATAATTGGCTGACTTGCTAAATCATAACTGATAATCTTATTACCACTATGAGCCAAAGCTATTGCAGAGTTTCCCTGATAGCTTCCAATATCTAGCAAGGTTTTAGATTTATATAATGATCCGATGTAAGCCAGTAGCCTATAATGCTCTTCACCTGCCTCCATAAAAAACCAATTGTTAGGATATCCTTTTTTTAGGAAACTATCTCTGTAACTATCAAACTCTATACTGTTTAACTGCTCTTTAGTTGCTTTTAATATTTTACTTATCATATTGCTTTATTATTTCTTTGTAATTATTATGATACTTATCTATTGCATGATAGCCAACCGAGCCTAACTCAAATTCTGTCTCTACTGAAAACTTATTACAAGTTTCTTTATCGGGCAACTTATAGCCTAATTCACGCATTTTATTGCAGAAGTAAATATCCTCATTGCCATGTACTCCCATGCCTTTATATGGATGCTTAACACAAATCTCAAACATAACTTTAGGATTGCGAATGCTTAAACCTCCGTTCATGCAACCCGGTATGTTCTTAATCCACGCTCCAATAAAATCCCATTCTAAAAACTCCTCAATGCCTGTCTTTAACAATCCTGAATCATGCTGAAATATTAGCACCCTATCATAAATACAACCCTTCCAAAAATTAGCATTCGTTAATATGTTATTATAAACCTGAGCAGTCTTTATGTGGTAAATCCCGCCCTCATAAGGAGGCTTTATATTTAAAACAACCCAATCATCCGATAAATACTTTTTATGCTCTGAGATAGCCTTATTTGCTATTGCTTCCCGATCATCTATAATAATCGCTGCATTCATAATTCAACTGTCTTTGTAATCTTAACCTGTAAGGTATGCTCTGCCTGTTTGCCATATTGCCAAATTACTATATCTAAATCATTAGCCTCAGCCTCTTTAATCAACTCGTTTAGGATGTTTACTTGCTTCCTGATTTCTTTTGCATAATCTATATCGCTCATACTAATTCTTTATTAAAGTTCTTATGTATTTTAAGGCTCTCAGGCAAAGTATTTTTATCAAATGATACTGCATTCCATAAATTGTAAGAAACACAATGTAAATCGCTTATTTGATTATCTGGTGTCCATTTATAAAATATCTCGTCTAGCCAATTTGTTTTAACTTCATTAGCATGACCAAATACTAAATATTTGTATCTCATAATAGGCTCAGGCTGACAGGTGCTGAAATGATAAATAGTCTGCTTTAGGTTTAGGTTTTGGGTATTGTTCTTGCGATGTAAATTCTCTAACCGTATTGGTCTGAATCCATCGTAACAAGCAAAGTCAAAAGACCTCCAAAAGTTTATAAATCCTTCAATGCCATAAAACCTCTCAATGCCCCAGTAAGCATACTCAAAGGATGCTTCTAACTCATCTGATTTGTAAACCTCATCTGAATCTACTGTCAATACTAAATCAAAGCCATGCGTATATTTATATTTTACATTGCGATGCTCATTCTCTGCTCCATATCTATCTGCTCTGTCCCATATCATTTTATCACCTAAAACCTCTTTACAAGTATCAAAAATATACTGCTCATTATCTGGGCATTCCATTTGCGTTCCATGTCCTTGCGATGGTTGCTTACTGTAAGAGATAACCATTTTATCTAAATGGTCAACAACTGATAGCAAAGACTCTTTTAAGTAATCTCCTGCGTAATGGATTGTCATAAACCCTAATACCTTAAACTTGCTCATATATCTCTATTAAATTCTTTACCATGTTATCAAAAGTAAAATTTTGTTTTACATATTCCTGACCTTGTTTGGCTATTTGTTTGCGTTCAGCTTCATTTGCCAAATAATAGTTTATGAGTTCAATTAACTCAGGAAATGTTTTCCACGTTCTTAAATGTTCACCATCTGTAAAAGGCATAAATTGATATTCTTTAGCTAGGCATAAGCACCCTGATCCCATTATCCTTAATATCCTATCACTTGAGTATTTAGGCTCATCAAAATGGCTTAAATTAATACCTATCTTAATACCTCTATATGCTTTTGATTCATCTGCTTGACTATGATTGAAATTACCTGAGGCATTATTCCAGTTATTGCCATAGACTCCGTACTGCCCTCTATAATGCCTATTTAATAACTCATTCATTTCTATTCTCATATTTGACAATGGAAACATAGTATGTCCGTAATTATTGCCAAAAAAACCTATTTCTTTTAAGTTCAAAGCATTGCCCTCTGGAGTGTATATCTCAGGATCATAACCAATCTCTAAATAGCCCCCATTCTTAATATTATTTGCATCTCTTAGATTAGTAAACAAAGTGCGGTCTACATACTCAGCCATTTCAATCATCCATTTTGGAGTTGCATCTCTTACATCTCCATTCCAATTGCAAATCCATGCTCCTGTCTTTTTCATTTCCTTGACAGTTTCTATTTGGATAATGTTAGCTGATTGAATTTGCATGAATATAATATCAGGCTTAAATGCTTTAGCCATTGCAATAGCTTTGCTATTTACCTCTTTGTCTCCTGTGCTTAACTCTATGTAATCGCTTGAGTTAGCTAAAAACGCTTTGCGCATTGAATCAAAAGGAGGAGGACCAACGCATAAACCTAAATGGAATATTCTCATAAATTTTTAAGTTATAGGTTTACTTTTTAAATTCTTTTGTCAAGTTATAGGTTTATTATTTCTTGTTTAACTTCATCCCAAAAATTAATATTGTCCATTATTCTTTTATGTTCAATATATAAAATATCAAATTCATACCCATTGATTATCTCATCTACTGCTATTAATGCACAAGCAAGATAATTAACATTGTAATCGCTATATGATTCGTCTGGTTTTACAGGTGTTTTAAACTTTTCAACTAAGTCCTTTGCTTTTTCTTTTGGTGTCATATTTTTCTAATGTTATCCCAATCTTTTATAAACTCTAATATTGATGGGTAATTCATTCGACCTGCTCCACACTTCCTGCGGACATGAATCCATCCATTTATGACGCCAATTCTGATTTCATACTCTTTGTGTTTGTATAATCCCTCTTGACCTATAAAATTGGCTTTGAACATAAAGCAAAGTTAATTATTTATATAACATAATGAAATAAAAAAAACCTGCCAAATTAATGACAGGCTTTTCATCCTTACACTTATTAACCAAAAAAATTAGCTAGGATTAGCGTTTAGTGAACCAGTTACGAATGCATCTGTGTAGTATATTGGTAAAGCAATACGACCTTCAACACGAACTGTGATTTTGTTCTCTCTTACGTTTGTACCATCTTCCTCAAAGAATCTTACAATTGGATTCTCACGTACAAATAGTTGCGCACCTTTTGACCAGTCACCAACTAAGTATTTAGAATCGCTCATTGCAGTAGACTTAAAGATAGGAACTCCTGAGATAAACATTTGACCATTTACAAGATCAACTGCAACTCCACCCGGAAGAGTGTAGTCATTAGTTGTGCCTCTAGTAAGCATCAAAGCATAAAACTGCTCAGGACTAACAAGGATACCATTTGCAGAGTGGTTGTTTGACTCAATTTGTGCAACTGAATCTAGCAACTTCTCAACCTGAATGGTACGGAATCCTGTATATGCCTCAGCATTAGTAATCAAACCACCTAAGTTTGGAGATACTCCAGATCCGTTCAATAATTGATTATCTTCTGCATCAAGATACTGCTCAAGTAAGCGAGATTGAAGATAAGAACGCATAGCAGAGATATCATCTAAAGCCTTGCGAGTTATACGAAGATAACCTGCGATAAACTCACTTGGTGCAACCTCTTCTGTCAAATCGTAATCAATTTGAGATTTAGTTCCTGAATTATCTTCCCATGCAGCAACTGATCCCTCAGAACCTGTCTCTTGCAAGTAGTGAATTGCAGAAGTGTTCATAACTCCTGTTGGAAGTAATGCTCTGATGTGCAACTTACGAGGAGCAGCAGGAATGATGCCCGGTAACATCTGAACGTTAGCAGCAGCTAAGTCAGTAATGTTAGCTAATGACATATCGCCAACTGTCTTCAATTCCATTGCAAACTGCTTGATTTCTTTTCTACGGAATTTCTCCAAATTATCAGAGTTCTCATCCATTGCAGTAGCAAATGCCTTGTTGAAAGATACTGGCTCTTTGCTTTGTGCATCCATTTTGATTCTGTTGTTTTCTGATTTGGCTTCAAGCAATGCTTTGTCCATTTCGTCTATACGAACATTTGCAGATTTTACTGCATCTTCTAATTTTGCATCAACTGCTTTAGTAGCTTCGCTGATTGCGTTTGAGATGATGGTCTTTGCCTCATCTAGTGTTTTAGCTTTGTTTGCATCTAGCA